ATTCACCGATTTTATCCAATTCATGGCTCATAAATACAGCCTTCATGCCGAGAGCGTAATGGCCGCATTCAAGGAGTTTGTGGATGCCGAGAAGGAGGTGCTTCGATCAACCCCAGTAACGGACGATTATCGCAATTTCATGGACCAACATGAGGAGGAGCTCGGAAAAGAGTTTGACCGAAAGAACTCCTTCCAAACATCTGTTCGCGGACTTAAAATTCGCGGCGTGTATTCCAGCCAGGAAGAGGCCGAACAACGTTGCAAAAGCCTCCGTGAAGGCGATCCCCATCACGATATCTTTGTCGGTCCGGTGGGCATGTGGATCCCATGGGATCCCGATGCGTACAAGACGGGTCGTGTCGAGTTCATGGAAGAAGAACTCAACCAGCTTCACAAAGAGAAGATTCAGAATGAACAGAAAGCCAAGATGGAGTTCGAGTCACGCGTGCGACAAGCAAAACGCGAGGCAATTGAGAAGAATGTGGCATTGGCTACATCAACTGGCAATACACTAACCCAGACAATCGATGCTTGCGACAACCTGGTGGGTGTCATGGAAACAGTTGACTTTGAAAGCCGCGATGTTGCCGATGCCGAACACCGTGATGCCGTGAACAAGACTGTATTGGACAGCATTATTAACAAGTCCAAGGACGATTAAAACAACCATAAAATGAACAATTCTTTTGCACGATTGCACATATCCCTATATGTGCAATCCATCTTTGCAATCAACCCAACTTGATTCAAACAATTATTATTACCATTTTGATTTTTTCACATTAATGCTGCTTCCCGCCGTCTTCTTTTTTGATTTACTTGGGTCATAGGCCTCGTCTTCGTCATCCGATCCAATATTCTTGGACAATTCCCAAAATTCCTTGGACCCCAGCTTGAAATCGGGGCGGTTCTCGGCCTTGTACCAAAAGATTTGCTCATTTAGCTTATTTGACTTGGCGTTGTTATTGATGACCAGACATTCATAATTTTCCGTGGTTTGATCCATGACAGAACAGAATGCATCAAGAGTCGGAAACATGGATGCATAGTTTTCCCAGATGCGCTTACGATTGGTCATGTAAGGTTCGCGAAGGATAAACACGTAGTCAATGTTGGTTCGGAGATTGGGCGGTATACCCAGCGGATACTGCATTGTGATAATAAGCATAATTTTCCAATGCCGACCATTCATGAAGAGCAGGCGCATTAGCTTATCACGGGTCCATGACTGGTCGTACAAACAATCGTCCAATATGGCAAATGCACGCGGATCGATCTTGGTCTTACCATATTTATCGATCTCCGCTTTGGTCTGTTTTAGTACTACTTTCTGGCGCCGCAAAATGTTTTCAATAAGCACACTGTTATACTCCTCATGAATGAACAGTTTGGGTACATGTTTCCCGTAAAACCCATTTCCCGCCTCCGTCCCCGACATCACAGTACCAATAGGAATATCACGGTGGTGATAAAGAAGGTCGCGCACAAGAAACGATTTCCCGGTATCACGGCGCCCAATCATGACAATAACAGGCCCCTTGTTTTCATCGGGCTTAAATGTGATGGTGCGCATATCAAATTTCTTTAATTCGAGCGTCATATATTCTGTGGAAACAGAAAAAAACGTGTTCACGAACGGACATGCTGTGGCATAAGATGTGTTTGAATATCCATTTTAATACATAAAAATACAGTAATGATCCCCGAACCCAAGTTAGAAATCCCCGATTTATCGAAATGGAATTCCACGGCAGACGACTATAATGAATTTGATACATACGATGTTTCTATAGGCAATCCTCTGACCGACCTTCTTGTCGGAAAGGAGAATGATATCGCAGTGACCCATCGCGCCATTAACGAAATACACGTGACAGACGCATCGGGGAATGTATGGGAAACCCCCATGTTTTTTAAACATGCACCGCTGCTTGACCCACTGCATTATATGATTGGACGTTATGACGAAGATAGCCGACGTAAAAAGATAGAGGATATACACAATGCCGCATATGTAGACCATATGGCATACCTGCTTATTGGACAACTGCGCGAAACGCACCGGTTCATTCATGGTATCCAGTATCACGGTTCATTCATGGGCATACAGCGGGAGTTTCGAATGAATATTTTTGACGACCTCGACTATTTGCAAGAACATGCCTATTTCAACACCAATGTCGGAACCTTGTTTCATACCAACGTGTTTAGTCACGTCGGAAAAGTAAACAAGTATTCAAGCAAAAATCGTCCCACATTAGAAATTTCGGATGTATCCGACAATATTGTGGTGGACGCTTCTGACATGGTAATCGAAAAACAAGCTTTTGAATTGGAAAATGTCCCATGTGATATGGAAGAGGTCGACATTGACGCTTTAATGATGGAAGGAGAAAACGTCGAAATAACCTCAGTAGACTCTGATGTTGACTCGGTCGACGACGACGAAATCAGTGAGCAAGAGAAATCCGACCAGGATGAAGAATGTATTGACAATGATTCCGGGAGCGATGTTTCAAGCTGCGATGATTCCGAAGAGCCACTCTATGCATACATACACAACTTTCCAGTCCAGACGATTGCACTCGAACGCTGCACACAAACATTTGATCGTCTTCTACTCCACGATGAAATAGACGAAGACACGGGACGGTCGGCTCTTTTTCAGATCATCGTCACCCTGTTCACTCTCCAAAAAGCATTTCATCTCACACACAATGACTTGCATACAAACAACATCATGTATACGGATACCGACCATGCATTCGTGAACTACCATATTCTGGGGAAATGGTACCGCGTGCCCACATTTGGCCGCATTTACAAGATCATTGACTTTGGACGCGCCATTTATCGCACACCCAACCACTTGTTTTGCAGTGATAGCTTTGCTCGAGACGGAGACGGAGACGGCCAGTACAACACCGAACCGTTCTACGATTCAGAAAAGCCGCGTGTGGACCCCAACTACAGTTTTGACCTGTGTCGGCTGGGCTGCGCAATCTACGACTTTGTCATCGACGACGATATGAAAATGACCGATATGGACGGGTTCCAGCGCATTGTTATGGAATGGTGCCATGACGACAAAAACCGTAACATTCTATATAAACGAAACGGCGAGGAGCGTTACCCAGACTTTAAGTTATACAAGATGATTGCAAGGACCGTGACCAAACATACGCCCGAAAGACAATTTGAGCGCGAGTATTTCAAAGAGTATGAAACCTATGCGCCTATGGAAGACGAATACGTAATGGACATTGACGCGATTCCCGCATTAAGCGAGTCCCCATAATGAGTTCAACGTAGCTATATGAGTATAATCATACTCATACAGTATTGCTTGCATTTATGCACGCTTCTTCTGGGTCTTCCCCTTCTTCCCGGCGCGCTTCTTCTGGCTCTTTACCTTCTTGTTATGGCGCTTTCCGCCGTCCAAAAAACTGGGGTCTGACAGTATATCCATCACATCCTTTTCAACCTGCTTATCGGTAATACGCCTGCGCTTTGCGGGATGTGCCTCTAATGCGTCCAATTCTTTTACACCAGTGGGCATAAGTTTGGTGAGGTTTTTCGGGTTTCGGCCGCTCAAGAACCCGGGCTCTTGAATGATATCATAAATCTCCTGCTCGAATTTGGGATCAAGCGCCTTGCGCTCTTCTCTTATCTCTCTAAATGTTCGTGCTGCTTTGGGTCCGCCTGTAAGACGCGCGAATGTCTCGACATCGTCGTCGGTTATCTCCATCTCGTTTTTCTTTTCCGCTTTAGGGGGCTCGGCCATTCTTTTACGCGTAAATCTGGTACTCATGCTATAAAACATACATACATTTTTTCTTTCACGTCGTCAGATCCTATTCGGTTCCTCGTTGTTGTAAAAGGTCCATCGTGTTTCTTGCGCAGGATCAGGCATTCGCCGAAAATAACGATAAATTATACGTGCAAAAGTAAAACCTAATCTGTATACTCCAAAGTGATGGTCAAATAGTGAGGGTGCAATTCCTGAATCTGGCATGATAATTACTCAACCTATTGTCACATGTTTACATGGATTATGTTTGTGTTTACGAATCCTATATAGACCCATCGTACATGTATATGTATATACCCATGCCAATTCATTACGGAATAACTGATCCAGACGACCTCCTTTGGGGGAGCAATGTAATGGCGGGCATGCCGCCTGCCCCCGATGTGGACCAAGTTGTACCTGTCGCTGATATTTTCCATAATATCTTCGATTTCTTGGG